CTAACTATGTATTAGATAGGTTAAAGGAGGAGTAAAAATGGAAGAAGTAAGTTTTCAATTCTATGTGGCAGGGGTACAGTTTCATCAGGCTAAGCAAGTACTTCATCTAATGCAGGTGGGTGAAAAACTTGAAATGGAACCAGAGCCTAATAACGAGTTTGATCAGAACGCTGTTAAACTACTCTACGATGGAGTGATGATAGGATATGTGCCTGGAAAGATCTCAGCCGATGTGTCTGCTTTCTTGGAATACGCAGATCCTATTGCTACTATCACGGCAGTAGATAGCAGGGCAAAGACCTGGGAGCAGATAGAGGTTGAAATAAAGGAGGTGGGTGAAGATGCCGAAGCAGTTTAACTGTGCCAAGTGCGGAATTATCTTGCACCATACTAGGAAAGTATGCCGTGGGAAGATCTACGACTTGATCGAGCCACATACTTGTGATGAAGAAGTTGCAGAGCCTGAGTGTGGTGACGGACTGACGTTTTTGGAGGCTGGAATACAAGGGCCTGAGCCTAACTATAACAGGTTCGAGTTCGTTCAAAAAATTAACGATCTTTCCGCAAAACAGTCTGAGCCCCAAGATCGTCGGGCACCTGAGCATATAAAGGACATAAAAGGAGATAAGAATAGCTCTACAGCACCTGGTAACTTGCTCGACAATTTAAGAACCTTACCTAACCAAGAACCAGAAAGGGAGTTGTGATGTCTAGGGCAAATAGAGTCTATATTGTCAACAAGTCAGCCCATGACTTCAGCGAAGCTAACTGGTATGGGAAAGTTATATTCTTGAGCGAGGGTTCTATGAATCGTTACGCTACTAACAATATGCATAGGAAGTTCTATGATATACTAAAAGACTCACATGAAGATGATTACATAGTACCCTGCTCACTGAATGTAATGAACTCTATTGCCTGTGCTATATTTGCTAGATTGCATGGGAAGCTAAATTTACTCCTATTTAAGAATGGGAAGTATATTGAAAGGAATCTAATAATCTAATGATCACTGAGCGTACATTAAAGAAGTGGCGTATGGCTGCGTTGGCAGAACTTGAGTATCTAAAAGGATGGGATAGCGCTTCCGAGCGATCTAAAGTTATCCGAACTCACTGCGAACGTGAACTACGTCTGACTCAAGAATTGCTAGACATACACTTGCTACAGCAGGTAAAGCATCTTAAGGAGGACGTATGATACCTTCTCACCCAACCTGGGAAATCTTAGATTCGTCGAAGCTTGACACCTTCTACGATTGCCCCAGAAAATTTTTCTACGAGTATGTACTCGGATGGCGCATTGCTAAGCCTGCACATGACCTTTACTTTGGCAACGCTTGGCACGTAGCGCGCGAACATCAACTACTCCACGGCTACGATGATGTTGAAGGTGCGTACAAAGCTTTTATCGAATTCTACCGTGAAGAATTTCCCCAAGAAACAGACGATCTCTACCGACCAAAAGATCCTGCGGGTGTAGCTATGGCGCTACTTAAATTCGCCCAAGAAAGGAAATCAGACCTTGAAGATAACGAACTACTCTACACCGAGATTTCCGGAACTGTGCCAATTACAGAAAACGGACGAGTGCTACACTACCGAATGGACTCTGTGCTACGACGAAAGAGTGACGGAAAGATATTTTCCTGGGATCACAAGAGCGCTAAGAGATTCGGAAGAACTTGGGCAGAAAAATTTTTCCTATCAGTACAAAATGGTACTTACACACATTGCTTGTATTGCCTATACCCTGTCGAAGAGGTTATCGGAGTTGAGTTCTGCGGTACTTGTTTTGAGTATCTAAAGCGTGGTTCAGCTCAGCGTGAACAAGGTTACCACACATCTTTTCTCCGTGTACCTGCGTGGAAAACAACTGATCAGATGAGGGTGTGGCTCTGGAATACAGTAAACTGTGTGTATGAGATTGATAGGGAGATGGATCGACTGGCTCATTGTAAGGAAGGAAGTCCTGTAATGCAGTGCTTTCCAATAAACCCTGGTAATTGCACAAAGTACTGGGGCTGCCAGTTTCATGACTTCTGTTTATCCTGGCCTAACCCATTGCAGAGGTGTTATGAAGTACCTTTGGGTTACAGAGTGGAGTACTGGGATCCTTCTGCTATGGAGACAACTAACAAGAAAGACCTGGAATGGAGGCAAGATGCCATACGATAGTAAAAAAGAATTAGAAAGAGTCACAAGCTATTACAACGAAGATCATTTACAGAAAAGATTCTCAGCGATTGTAACTGGAGAAACCAATGCTGGGAAGACCTACCTTCTCCGATCAGCAAGGTTACCTATCCACGTAGATTCCTTCGATCCTGGTGGAACAAAGTGCCTTGGCAATCTGATCAGAACCAAAGACAATCCAAAAGGACAGATAGTGGTCGACACTACGTTCGAACATGAAGATCCATTCAAACCTACTGCGTTTGCAGAGTGGATGAAAACAACTGAGATCCGCATGAGGACTGGGTACTTCGAGATGTTTGGGACTTACTGTCTTGATTCACTATCTACGTTCTCGGATGCAGTAATGAATCATCAACTTAAGAGTGCGGGCAGGGCTGGCGAATCACCTATGCATCGCCGAGACTACAATCCACAAAAGACGTTCGTTGTCAACTATATCCGGAAGCTGATGAACCTGCCGTGCGATTTCATCTTGACCGGACATCTCAAGCAATACGAAGAAGTAAAACATATAGATTCATCATCTGGTATTGTCAGAAAGGAAGTTTGGCATCGCTTAAATGTAACAGGTCAGGCGGTGATAACTGTACCATTGCTCTTCGATGAACTCTATGTTATAAAGGGAAAGGGCGAAGATCGCAATGGGCCTAAGAGAGAAATGCTAGTTGATTCTCTAGGCACATACATTGCTAGGTCTCGCTTAAAACAGAATGGTTTACTAGATGCAATCGAGGAACCTGACATTAAGAAGTTGCTTGCAAAAGCTGGGTTCAACAAAGATGACAAGCCTGCACTAGAGCCATTGAAAGGAGGTGAGTAGTAGGTCGGATAAGTTCGTTCAAAAATTTAACAATCTTTTAATTTGAAAAAGGAGAAAACAGATGTCATTAACAGATTACAGTAGCATCGAAAAAGAAATCGAAGGTGCCGAGGAACCTAAAGCATTAACAGCTGGAACGGAAGTCAAGGCTCGCATCATTACTGTGCGCTCAGGTATCAGCGACAAGAATGGATGCAAGTGGTTTTCGGTCGTCTTTGACGTACCTGACGAGCCAATGGCTATGGAGTTCAACGACTTCTTCTGGGAACTGGACAAAGACAAACTCGATCCAAAGAGTTTTCAACGTACCTTGTATCGTTTCCAGCAGTTCGCTGCAGCGTTCGACATCGACTACTCACGTCCCTTCTCCTGGGAAGATGACTTGCCGAGCAAAGAAGGTTGGGTTATCCTGGGTATGAAGAAGTCTGACGACTACGGTGATCAGAACAATGTTAAGAAGTACATAGCACCTAGGTAATAACTTTGGGCGAGTGGCGGAATTGGCAGACGCATCAAGGAGAAGATTGAGGAGTCCGTTAGCTTCAAAGGGTCTAATGGATGGTGTTGCGTTACGGCTAACATGGTTTATAAATGAGGATTATCGTGATCTTTTACTATAGACCAAGGCCGGACATCCCAGCGTAAACCATAGAACGAGGCGTCCACGAAACGCCTACAATCTATTGACTCCGTGCAGGTTCGAATCCTGCCTCGCCCAACAAGGATTAACTATGAGAAAATCTGAATTAAAGGTGTTACGAAGCAAACTGTTCAAACTAACAGGTGATTGTCATAAGCTTCATCTGTTAGTTTGTCAGTTGTTAGTAAACTATGATGAGGAACTATATAATGCTATTATGTTGAAGATAAAGGAGGTTAGAAAATCTATCTTAAATCTATCATAGCGTTATCCCTCATCCTACCCAACATAGCTTATGGGGTCAGTTTTCGGTGGTCACCTAACATCGAGCCTGACCTCGTAGGCTATCGTTTGTACCAGTCACTAACAAGTGGTGATTATGACAGTCCTGTTGCCACTATTTTATGTGGGTCTGGTGATGAATCCTGTTGTCAGTATACTTACATCCCTCCAGATGGAACATACTTCTGGGTACTCACTGCGTTTGATTCAGAAGGATTTGAATCTGAGTATTCGGATGAAGTTACCGATACAGTAGCTAACACTCCCTCGATACCGCAAAACTTAACTATCGAAAAGGAGACTGAACAATGATGAAGAAAGTAATAACAGCTTGTTTATTTTGTCTACTAGTCACTGGTGGTATATCCTTTGGTGACGGCTACATAGTAAACAAGTCAACAGTTGCAGGCCAACCTGGTGTGGAAGTAGCTAACCTACCACTAAGTGTATGTGATCCTAATCTTACCTGTGATGGTACTAAGATCATAGATGTGGTGACAGGTAAGCAGGTAGAGCTATGTTGGACTGTCGCTGCAGCTCGATGTGCTTCTGGGCCTATCCTTGTGGAAGAAGTAGGTACTCACTACTTCACCATAGTAAGTTACACTGATGATGAAACTGTAACATACCAAAGGTGGAATGAGACTACTCAACAGTATGAGGATGCGTCCTATTTAATGCCAGGAGGCACATCAATGCCTTCTAATGAAGTAGTTCTGGTTGTCAGACCTTTAATCGACGTACCTATTCCACCAACTAATGGATCATGTAGTATTAGAAAACTCTTACCGTAAGGAGGTAACTATGAGTTGCAAGGCCTGTGGGGATATAGAACCTGGAAAATTCATACCAGTGAATGACAGATATGAGTGCTGCATCTGTGGAAATATAGTCTCACCCA